CGGGGGGTGGATGCGAATAGATCGCATTTAGGCAGGGACACCGACAGGTACCTTCGCTTTATTGCTAAGTCCACGAAAAAGCAAACGAATCGCTTAGGAATCCTCCGCATTCGCTCCAGAATCGCCCACAACGGGCTAGTTTGCCTTTATGGCTACCTGCATACCCATCCCGGCCTAAAACCGCTCTACGAGGCTGTAAAGCAGTCCTACGCATACCGGCCTACTCTTAGGCGTTATCCGTAGTGCTATTGTGCGCGCACGCGCGTAGCCCATTATATAGGAGTCCATATGGCCCGTATTAGATCGGACTCGGTAACTACCGCAGTCGCAGCAGCACAGGCAGCAGCCCTAGGCCCGATTCGCCCGCCACCTCATATTGATCTACCAGACGAGTCTATCCCGTTCTGGAATGCGATTGTAGAGGCTAGAGCTAGCACCACATGGAACCCAGCGGACTTAGCCTTAGCAGCAACCTTGGCACGCACGCAAAGCGGGATTAACAGGTTGCTCAATGAGATTGCAAAGGAAGGCGATACCCTGGTTAATGCTAAGGGCACTGTAACGCTTAACCCTAAACATAACTTACTCGAAGTAATGACTCGTAGAGTTATCGCACTGTCCAAGGCTGTACACGTCCACGCAGAAGCTACGCAAGGACGCAGCCGGGACGCGGGTAACAAGCTGACCGTAGATATTGCCGCCCGCGAGGTTGAGGACGACCCAAGCATTCCTAGGCTACGAGCGGTCTGATTAATAAGGATTCCTATTGGCTAACCCGTACAAGTGCGGCCCCATTCCCGTACTTAGGGCGTGGCGTGGCCTCCCATATGACGACTTGACGCGCGCAGAACGCGCAATGTATTTCATTGAACGTAATTGCGTTATCCCGGAAGGGGCGTTGGTCGGACAGAAGGTAAAGCTAGCGGATTTCCAGGAAGCGTTTTTCTACTCTGTTTACGATAACGTTGCAATTACTCGAAAGGCGTTATTTAGTATCGCCAGAAAGAACGCGAAAAGCGCAACCATCGCATTTATTCTGCTCGTACACCTTACCGGCCCAGAGGCTGTGCTTAATAGCCAGATCGTATCCGGCGCAATGTCACGAGACCAGGCCGCGCTAGTGTTTAACCTAGCCGCAAAAATGGTGTCTTTATCGCCTACGCTGCAGCCGTTGGTAAGCATCATGCCTTCCGGTAAGCGTCTGGTAGGTCGTAGATTTAACGTGGAATACCGCGCGCTATCCGCTGAAGCTAAGACGGCTCACGGTCTATCCCCTGCACTCGCAATCCTAGACGAGATTGGGCAGATTGTAGGCCCACAGTCCGACTTTATCGACGCTATCACCACGTCACAGGGCGCACACGCTAACCCGCTGCTTATCGCACTTAGCACACAGGCTGCGTCAGATGCGGACTTGCTATCTATCTGGCTAGATGATGCAGAGGCTAGCGGAGACCCGCGTATCGTGTGTCACCTGTACTGCGCTGAAGCTGATGCGGAGTTAGACGATAGGCAAGCATGGGCGGATGCTAACCCGGCTCTAGGATTATTCCGGTCTCTACCAGACCTAGAAGAACAGATGAAGCAGGCGGCGCGTATGCCGTCTATGGAGAACACTGTACGGAACTTGCTTTTAAATCAGCGCGTATCCGTCAATTCTCCGTTTATCTCCCGCGACGTGTGGAAGGCTAACGCCGCACCGCCAGTCCCGTTCGATAGAAATACGTTGGTCTACGGTGGCCTTGACCTATCAGCACGTACCGACTTAACCGCGTTGGTCCTAGTGGGTAAGGTGGCTGGTGTATGGCAAACACATACTTACGCGTGGACTCCAGAAGATGGCTTACGGGATAGAGCGCATAAAGACCGTACACCTTACGACATGTGGGTTAAGCAAGGCTACTTACGCACGACTCCCGGTAAGACCGTGGACTATGAGTTCGTGGCCCGCGACATTGCGGAGATTTGCTCCGGCCTAAACATCCACTCTATCGCGTTTGACCGTTGGCGCATCGATCTCCTTAAGAAAGAGTTCTCTGATATCGGCATAGACACGGAGTTACCCGCGTCAGAAGGCGGCTTGCTGCCTCTCGTGGAGTTCGGACAGGGGTTCGTATCAATTTCTCCGGCTATGGATGTATTAGAAGAGTGGCTACTTAACTCGCAAGTTGCCCACGGTATGCATCCGGTCTTAACGATGTGCGCGGCTAATGGCGTAGTCGTTAAAGACGCAGCGGGAAACCGGAAACTTGATAAACAGAAAGCTACGGGGCGCATTGACGGGCTTGTTGCAATGGTAATGGCTGCTGGTGCGGTCGTACTAGCTGCGGGCGACGAAAACTTAGGTGTACCAATGGTTTATTGACCTAGAGGACGAATGAAAACAGAAATTACTCAGGCGTACCTCCGGGAAGTACTCAACTACTGCCCAGATTCCGGCGCATTGACATGGCGTACAAAGGTGGGAAGGAAAACGGTAGTAGGGCAACCGGCTGGCACAGTGGATTGTACTACTGGATATATCCGCGTTGGCTTGGCAGAGGGTAAGCACCAAGCGCACCGTCTCGTATGGATGTACATGACTGGCGAATGGCCTACTCACTGTATTGACCATAAGAACTTAGATCGTTCTGACAATCGGTGGGACAACATGCGCCCCGCTACTAAGGCACAGAACATGTACAACACGCCCGTCCCCAGTCATAACACCTCCGGTATTAAGGGTGTGGGATGGAGCAAGAGTAAGGGAAAGTGGCGGGCCACTATCTCTATCAATAACAAGGCTAAGCATATCGGGTACTTCTCGGATTCCGCCGCTGCGGAGACAGCGTTGCAGGCGTACCGGCAAAGCCTACATGGGGAGTTCGCCTGTCACGGCTAAGGAAAACGAATGAAAAACAGAATGTTCTCTGCGGTGCTTATCAAGTCCGTAGACGAGGAACAACGGATTATTGAGGGTATCGCCTCAACTCCTACCCCGGATAGGGTTAAGGACATCGTAGAGCCTAAGGGGCTCACGTTTGCTCCTGAAGTTCCCCTGCTGTGGATGCACAAGCATGACATGCCGGTTGGTACGGTGCAATTCGGAGTAGCCACGGATAAAGGTCTCCCCTTTACTGCACAGCTTCCTAAGTTGACCGAACCCGGCGTTGTTAAGGATAGGACCGATGAAGCATGGGACTCCGTAAAGACTGGGCTGGTTAAAGGCGTAAGTATCGGGTTTCGTCCTGATGAGTACAGCGGTCTCGCAAGTGGCGGCGTGCATTACACAAAGGCCAGTGTACATGAGCTTTCCCTAGTAACGGTGCCGTGTAATGCGGAGGCTCTTATCTCAGCATTCAAGAGTTTAGAAGCTGCTGAGGTTACGACAGTAACCGAAGTAGTAGAAGTAACGGGCGAAAACCCGGTAGTGCAACCCGTTGTAAAAACCCCGCGTCTGGTCAAGCTTGACCTTTCGTATCGTAAATATTAAGGACTACTAAATTGTCTATCGCTGAAAAAATCAAAGCCCTTACGGCACGTCTGGCACAAGCTGAAACCGCGCGTAACGAGTTGGTCGTTAAGTCGGTTAATGGTGATGTTGCACTTACGGACGAAGAAGTAACGCAGTTTAACGCGTTCGAAAAGGAACTTACGGACGGTGCTGCAGAATTGGCCCGCCTGAAGACGGTTGAAAAGTCGATGGCTGCTCAAGCTGTCGCGGTTGCTAAGGTCACGACTACGGCCGTCGAGCCGGTAATCGGTGCGGTCAAGTCGAATGCCCCTAAAGGCGCGGCTGTCGCCCGCGTTGCTCTTACGCTTATGGCTGCTCGCGGTAACCTTATGCTTGCTGAACAAATGGCGGCTAAGCATTACAAGGATGACGCGGTTGTGAACAGCGTTGTTAAGGCTGCTGTTGCTGCTGGTACTACCTCGGTTCCCGCGTGGGCTGGTAACTTGGTGTACCCGGAACTGTACGCAGCGGACTTTATCGAACTTCTGTATCCGCAAACGGTGCTTGGTCGTCTTGAAGGTATGCGCAAGATTCCGTTCAACGTCCGTATTAACGGTATGAACGGTGGAACGCAAGTCGGCTGGGTTGGCGAAGCTAAGAACACTCCGGTTACGTCCGCTTCGTTCTTCAATGTGAACCTTGGTTGGAATAAGGTATTCGCAATTTCGGCATTCTCGGACGAGATTATCAAGTTCTCTAACCCGGCTGTTGAGGCGCTTGTTCTCTCGAACTTGGTTGAAGCTACGGCACAAGGTCTGGACGCTACGTTCCTCGGCGCTGGTGCGGCTACGGCTTCTAGCCCTGCTGGCCTATTCAATGGCGTTACTCCGGTTGCTTCGGGTTCAACTCTTGGTACTACTGCTGGGTCGCAATCGGCACTTGACCTTATCGCGGACTTGCAAACGGCTATCGCACCGATGATTACGGCTAACCTCCCGGTTGCTGGCATCCGTCTACTTATGTCGCCTGCTCGCGCGCTTCATTTGGGTTCGCTGCGTAACCCGCTGGGTGGTAAGTGGTTCCCAGGTCTGGACCTTAACGGTGGTACGTTGGAAGGCTTCCCGGTTATCACGTCGAATAACGTTGCTGGTACGGTTATTCAAATCATTCTCCCGAATGAAGTGTACCTCTCAGAGGACGCGGGTCCGGAAATCGACTACTCGCGTGAAGCGTCCTTGATTATGGATAGCACGCCGGATAGCGCAGTATCTACCCCTGTCTCGATGTTCCAGACTAACCAAGTTGCCGTGAAGATCGGTCAATTTATCAATTGGGCGCCCCGCCGCGCTGGTATCGCTGCGAAAATCACGGGTGCTGACGCGTACAAGTAATTCGTTACGCAGTACTAACCTATCGCCTACCCTCTTCGGAGGGTGGGTACTCTTCAAAGGATTTTATATGTTAATCAGAGTTAAAGCCCTTCGAAGGGTAGTTCTGGACCGCGTTATTAACGCTGGTGATGTAGTAGACATGCATGTATCTATAGCGCGCTTGCTCTACGTCTCAGGGGACGTTAAGACACACGTAGATATACAGGAACCCAATACAGCACAAGCGCCCGCACAGCGGGGCCGTCCTAAGAAATCCGTCTAACTATAAGGGAGGCCCATTTGGGACTTTTTGACAGTATCACCAAGGGTTACTTCCGAAAGAAGCCTGGCAAGACCCAAATCGCTACGGGAATCTCCGCTACGATGTTCCCAGGTGGTGACGGGCAATTCATTCGTGAACCATATACCGGCGCGTGGGGGCAAAACCAGAGTCTTACCGGCCAATCAGGTATGCTCGCGTCCTCCGCTGTATTCGCGTGCGTAGACCTTATCTCCTCGGACGTGTCCAAGCTTCGTATCAAGTACGTTAAGCTAACTACGGGCGTGTGGCTAGAGTCTCCCGCACCGCGATACACTAGCGTTCTTAACAAGCCTAACCACTACCAGACCCGCCAACAATTCATTAAGGCGTGGCTCTCCAGTAAGTTGCTCTGGGGTAACGCGTATATCCTTAAGACGCGTAACGCTATGGGTGCTGTTATTGCGATGGAAGTACTTAACCCCCGCTACGTTATCCCTATGGTTGCGCCTGACGACTCCGTGTTCTATCAGGTCACAATGTCCCCGTTGCAGGTATCCCCGCTAGAGGCAGTGGTAATTCCCGCTGCGGACATTATCCACGATAGAGGGATTACGGCATGGCATCCTTTGGTGGGCGTCTCGCCCCTCGTGGCATGCGCAACTAGCGCGACTATGGGCAGCAACATTGCGGTTAATTCGGCTGCTTTCTTTGGTAACGCCGCGCGCCCATCCGGTGTGCTTACCGCCCCAGGCGCATTGTCGCAAGAGCAAGCGGACAAGGCTAAGGCTAGCTGGGCTGCTGCTAACTCCGGTACTAATACCGGTAACGTGGCTATCCTCGCTGGTGGACTTACGTACTCGTCTATGACGATGACTAGCACGGACGCACAGCTAATCGAACAACTTAAATGGACGGTGGAGGACGTAGCGCGATGCTATCACGTACCTTTGCATAAGCTTGGGGCTGAGACTGCCTCGCGTCCTGCAGCGAGCGCGGCTATCTACGAAGGTATGTATTACAGCGATTGTCTACAGGCACACATTGAGAGTATCGAAGCACTCTTAGACGACGGTCTAGGAGTTCCGGACGGACAGGGCGCGGAGATTGACACGGGCGCTTTGATGCGTATGGACGCCGCAGCACAGCACCAAGCTAACGCTATGGCCGTAGGTGCCGGGATTATGACGCCTAATGAGGCCCGCTCGACTACCGGACTACCTCCGGTTGCTGGTGGTGATACTCCGTATCTGCAGGTGCAGAATTATGCGCTGTCCGCTCTGGCTGCACGCGATGCAGCGGGACCACCTACTAATGGTCCTGCACCTACGGATACGACTACGCCAACGGAGGTAGACTCTAATGAGTGATCTAGTAACCCTTGACGAAGCTAAGTTTCACCTTCGTATTGATGACACGTTCTCAGACGTAGACCTAGCAGAGAAGATCACGCAAGCCAGCGATATCGTTACGGATTACGTTGGTACTACCGCAGCGGACGGAAGTACGCCAGCTAGCTGGGATACGACTACGGCCCCGCCCCGCGCTAAGCTAGCTACCCTTCTCGTACTGGCTACCATCTTCGCTAGCCGTGAAGGATTCGACGACCCGCTAAGCGTTGGCGCGGTCTGCTTGCTATCACGTCTCCGCTCCGTGGTATTCGCATGACTCCCGGAATGAAGAAACGGCAAGGCTCCGGGATTATGGCGGGAGACCTTAACCTTAAGATTAGCCTGCAGCGTAAGACTTCCGGTAAAGACGAATTAGGCCAGCCCCTTGAAGTATGGACGGAGTACGCGTCTGTATGGGGAAAAGTCCTAACGCTTAAGGGTATAGAGAAAGTAGCTGGCGGAACGCAGATTGATAAAGGTAACGCGAGTATTCGTATTCGCTGGCGTCTGGGAATTAACAACGGAGACCGGGCGATAGCTCAGAACGTTATTTATAACATTGCATCCGTGTTGCCTAACGTTGCTACTCGTGAGTTCGTGGACCTAGCATGCACGGAAAATTCAAATGACGGCTAACGCAGAATCAATCGTCTACGGCGCACTATCTACCCTAGCATCTGGCAGTGTCTTTCCAGACGTAGCACATGCAGCAACACCCGCACCGTGGATTACGTATCAGGCAGTCGGAGG